CCAACGGCAACGACACCTGCGGCTAATATCGTTGCAGTAATAGCATCGAAGTCGGTGTATAGCTTCACGATAGCTTGGGCAGTGTTGATTAGAACACCGAACCTTGCGGCATCCCTGTCAAGCTTAGCCATCTCCTCTTTATTCTTTTTCGTTTCCTCGTTGTACTCATTCTCGCGGATAAGACCTGCCTCGAGCTTTTTGTCTAATAGTGCCTGCTCTTTTTCGATGGCGTTCTTGGCTATCTCGGTGCGGGCATCATAGTAGTCTTGAAATAGGTCGATAGCTACGTTGAGTGCCTTTTTCAGCTTTTCGAGTTCGTCTGAACTCAAACCTAAAAAGTCGCTTTCTTTATCGCCTTCCCTCAATTTTTGCAGTGCTTTATCTCTGGCTATTATCAACTGAGAAATTTCTTTTTCAAGCTCTTCCGTTGCCTTTTTAACCTTCTCTACTTGTGCTTGGTCGGCTATACCTGCTAATATGTTCGGCTCTGCAAGCATAGGGCTCGTAGTAGTTGCAGTTTGGGTTATATCAAACTGAGTAAACCCGCCTGAGCTAAGTACGTTTTTCTGAAATTTATCCCTTAACTCTTGTATTGCCTTATCATATTTTTTAATAATCTCATCGGCTTGTTTGCTGACCTCATCCATAAATGGCTCTTCCTGCAACTGCCTTACTTCAGCCATAAAATCTTTCACCTCATTAGCTAAGCCCTGATACATCTTTTTGATTTCAGCATTAGTATCGGCAGTTATCTTCTTAACTAATTCCGAGTTCTCTTTTGCTTTTAGTATTTCTATCGCCTGATTTTTCCTTAGCAACTCTTCTCTAAGCTTGTATTCTTCAATAGAGCCCTCTTTAACTAACAAAAGCCGTTGTTGTATAATCATTTTTTGCAGCTCAAGGTTATCTATCATAAGCTGCTCTTCGTGTTGCCTTAACTCAATTTGTTGCTGCAAAACCTCGGACTCTTTTTTAGCCATTGCTATTGCAGTTTCGCCAGCACCACTGGCCTTTAGTAGGGCTACCTTTTCTTCCGCCTCTGATAATTTTATTTTCAATGAAACTAATGTTTCAGTGGTTTTGATTTCAAATTCAGCTTTTTCGTTAATCACTTTAATAGCATCTTCCTCAGCCATTATCTTAGCCTTCAAAAGAAGTATTTCTTGTTCAAGGAATTTAATTCTTGGGCTTTCTTTATCTTCATCTCCCGTTGGCGCACCCTCAGAACTAATCATCACGCCTAAATCCCTTAATAGTTGCTCTGCTATGGAAAGCTCGACTTTACTTATGTCCCGATACCCCCTTTTGGTTATGTCAAATCCAGCCATAGTCTCTGGTCTTTGTAACTGAGGTGCAACTTGGGGGGAAGTAATTGCATATCGGTCAAGAAAATCTGCACCTTCAGGAGTTTTTGATATAAGCTCAAGATACGTTTTGTAAGCCTTTATCTCTTTTTCAAGATTGTTGTACCTCTCTTGCTGCTCTTCTTTAGTTAGTTTAGAGAGTGCTAAATTCTTTTCCTGAACCTTGGTTTGAATATAATTCGCCTCCTCCAATTTAAGATTTGCTTCTACTTCTGCTTTCAGTTGGATAAACTCCGCGGAAGGACCTCCAGAGAAACCCAATAGTTTTTCAAAAAAACTTAGTCTCTTTGAACTCATCAGCGCAGTCATCTTGTTAAGCATATTTTCGAGCGCACTTGTGGCATTTTTAATTGGCGCAGTATCTAAAAGAGATGCCTTGAACGCTGTATAAGCTTGACTAAGGCGATTTAATCGAGCCGACAAAGAGCTCTTCTTCCCTTCAAGTGCAGGCCCGAACTCTTCTTCCAAGACCCTAATAAACTCTGGTAATACCTCCGCGCTTAATATCTTCCCCTCCTTTTGAAGCTTACGGAAATCTTCAAAATTTTGGACAAGCTCTGGGTGTAGATTTTTGTAAGCCTTAAACATAAGCATAGCCGCACCAGGTAAAGACTCGCCCATCTGCCTATTCAACTCCTCCGCAGAAACAACGCCCTTAGACATCATCTGCTGAAGGGCATAGAAAGACCTCTGAACCTGAAGAGAGCTTGAGCCAGCAGCCCTTAATGATGACGCAAAGCTTATAAACATTTTTTCGACTTGAGTAGTAGTATATCCAGCTTGTTGTGCGGCAATACTAAATGAAGTCGCTTGCTCTAATGTTTCTTCATATTCAAGTCCAAGTTCTTTTATACTCGATGAAAGCCTTATGAAGGCGGCGTTTCCAGCACCAGTGCCGCCATATATGAAACCTAACCTTGACTCAAGTAACTCGAGCTTTGCGAGAAGTTTAATAACCTCTTCACCGAAGCTTACAATAGAGCCAACTGCAAATGCAGCAGACACATACCCCCTTAAAGCCAATAATGGCTTCATCATTGACTCAGTTGAGCTTTGAGATGCTTTTACCCTTTCTGCCTCTGCTTTTTGAGTAGCAACAACCCTTCTCCTTTCCTCTCTTTCAGTTTCCCTGGTCAGCCTTTTCTGCTCTGCCTCCCTTTGCTTTGAAGAACGAGCCTCGGAAGCCGCCCTTTCTCTTGCTGCCCTTTCTGCGGTTTGAACAGATTGCCGAGCTTTTTTAGCCTCTTCTTTTTCCTGCCTGCTAAGCTCTTTCTCCCACCATTTAACATATTCTGCATCAGCCTTTTTCTTGGCCTCTGCCTCTCGCTGCTTAGCCTTTACTCTTTCCTCACCAAGCTTTAACCTGCGCTTTTGAGATTCGGCAGCAGCCCTGTCCATCTCTGCAAGATGAGCTAACCATAGCCTTTTGGTTTCTTGGTCGTACTTTTCTACATCCTTAGCAGTTTTTCGCCTTCTATTTACATCGTCATTGGCAAACTTCTGCCTGCGGGCATCAACATTTTTTTCATATTCAAGGACATTGGAAAAGAGCTGTTTTATTATAGACTCAGTTTCCTTAGCCCAATTTTTGTAGTTAGACCTTGGCGGCGGCGTGTTGGCAGCCTTTTTTAATGAATTTGCGGCAGTTTCAGCAGATTTAGATGCACCATCAGATGCCTTTTTAATATCTTCAAGTGCCTTTTTTGTCGTAGATTGAGATGTCGCCTTAGACATATCCTCTAAGGCCATCTTGGTAGCGAAAACAGAGCGACTGAGCGTTTCGTTTATCTTAACAAGCTCATTGAGTTTTGTTTTTAAGTTCTCAACGTTTGCCGTGTACTCGATTTGTATTTTTGCCATGCTTTTCTATCGACTCAAGCTCTCGCTTTCGCCTTTCTTGGTTAAACTCAAGCAAAGTTAGAGCTTTTTCAATAGAAGATTTTGCGTAGGCATTATACATATCTATATTGCCATCAGAGCAGTATATTATTAACTCCCTAAATTGTTTATCTTGGTCGTAAAGCTGCCTACCGAGGGAAAGTATTCCACCGTCTTGTTTAGGGCTTTGAGGCGGGCTTGCGCCATCTCCCAATATATTTCCCAGTCTTTTTCGAAAGAGCTGAAATTGGGAAAGAACTGATTCAACCCGCCTAAAACGAAAAAATCATACAGCCCCTTCCCCTTGTAGTTCTTTCTAAACGTTTCAATCTTCTTCTGCTCAAATTCAGCATCCCAAACGCCAGGGTCTTGGTCCTCCCTAATGAGCATACACCCAGATAACTCCATCATAATCTCGGGGTGGAGAAGAAGCTTCTTGCGCTCTTTCATCTCGCCTATTAAAAATCCGATTTTTGATAGACCTTTTAGCTTCTCCCCACTTGTCGACTCGAATAGCGCACTCTCCATAGCTTCTAAAAACTTGTCCAGCTCACTCTCACTCACCATCCTCTGCAACTGCAAAACGAAGTCTTGCGCCCTGCCAAGCCTCTCAACGGGCATCTCAAAAAGGGTTTCGTAGACGTAGTATCTATGCCCCTCACAAGTGAAGGCATACTTCAGCCCTTGATTCTTCTTTGGTTTGTAAGTAGAATCCCAAACGAGTTGATTAAACTCCTTCGGAAACCACTTGTAGAGCAGTTCTGCTATCATGATAACTTTATGAAAATGAAGTTCAAAGGTATGCACATTATACACACAATCGACATTTCCACAAAGTTAAATTCAAAGTAGGGTAGTAGGGCGGTCAGAGCGTAATAGACTACGCCCCAAATGGAAGCCATGCATCCAACGCAGTTGTATAGAGGCTTACTCCAAATGCTACATTCGGGGATTAGCCTTGCTAAAAATGCCCTGAATCTGTTTAAAATCATCCCATCTTCCATTGAAATATGGGTGGCTACAATGAGTAGGCTAACTACTATGGCTCGTTCAATCAGCATAAAATAGTGTAAAGGATACGCAATCAACGTCATCGCCCGTTCCAGGTTGTCCAAACTCCAAGTCGTCATCAACGTTGCAGGTTTCATCAGCATGAACAGTAACCTCGTAGGTTCTGTTCGGTGAGAATGTATATTGGTCAATAGCAATCGTCAACTCACCTAAGCCACTCGAAGTAACCGTTTGTTGGGTGTAGCGATTAAGCGTAAGGTCAAGAATCCGAACAAGATAGTCAGTAGCAGGGGTGAGCCCCTCAGCAACAGTTATCTCAGCACAACAAATGTCGTAAGAGCCTATGGAAGGGCAGTTGGTACACTCAATACAGCTCATAGGGAATGTGTTTATATCCGCTTTTTTTCAGGTGGTAAATATACCACTCCCCTAAGAATGTGTGGAAGGCATATCGGACACAATCTCCGTGGTCGGCTAACTGAGTTATGATATTTCTGTTTCTTTTTACTATCGTGCCCATAGCATCGCATTTGAGCATCCTCAAATCCCTCGAAGTGTTTGGGCAGCTCTTAGGGTTCACCTTGAAGTCAGGATAGTGCCTTAGAATGTAGTTGCACTCGGCACGGGAGTTCTCGTGCTTAGGGTTGTCCTGAACACGGATTTGCTTCCCCGATAGCTTAAGCCCACGAGCTAACTGCTCATAGTAGTTAGCATTATCCCTCTGAGATAAATCGCCCCTCTTGCCCATAGCATCGCCCGTTATCTGACACATCGGAAGGTATGGCTCATACCTCTCCTTAATTGTATCTATCATCTTTGGTATAGAGCCGTCAGGAACGGAGAACTCATCGACTATATGAAAGTGTTCGCCATTGTCATCCTTCCACTTGTGAGCAACGATACCAGCAAACGGCTGTAAGTTGAAGTCGAAGGCAAATAAAATCGGCAGGTTCGGGTTGAAAAACGTTCCCTTGTCCTCGTGTTCTTTTGGCTCAAATGCCGTAAAGAATGGATTTTCAGGCTTCTCCTGAACCTCCCAGTCGCCCTCAACGAAGCGCAGGTACTCGTATTCAGGCATATTGGCCTTCAGTGAGTTTAAGTAGTCCTCGGGAATGTGCGGGTTATCCGTAATCTTTGACGGAATGTATGCCCATGTTTCAGGGAGAGTACCCTTCATCCATTGGTCGTAAACCTTCTCCTTCACCCAATTATTCGCAGGGTTGCACGTTCCCAATACTACAATAGGAGGTCGGCCTTCAGCGTTGTTCCATGAGCCAGAGCGTTCAAGCATCTTGTAGAGGGTGGCCTCCTGACACTCGTTAATCTCATCAATGCCACCTCCGTTTATCTCCAATCCCTTAAACCTGTCTAAGTCTTTGTCGGTGTCGTAGTTCTCACCCATAAAGATGAGTTCAGAGCCATTGGTGAAGGTTATCACAAGGGAAGCCTTGTCGTAAGAAGATATATAGTGCCTAAGACCCTCTGCTAATAACGTATTGAACGTAACCATCGTGGTTCGCTCTAATGTTGGCCTCGAAGCACGGACTATGCACCAGCGAGATTTTGGGTATTTAGAGCAGAGTGATATGAATGTGAGCAAAAGCCAGTAAGTCTTGCCTCCCCTAATCGCCCCCCCAAATAAAATAAACTGCTTCTCCCCACTTAAAGCCAATTTATAGGCTAACGTCTGCTTTGCCGTTAGTTTCATTGACTTCTTGGTTTATAACTTGTTCATAACTATTCCTCATGGTTTCTACCTCACCCTTTTCTGGCTCTGTCAGCTCTAAAACAAAGGGTTTATTATCCGCTTCTATCACCTGATTTTGAGGCTTACCATACAAATAGGCTAAAATTAGCTCAATAGCCCTCATATTACCCTGAATACCCATAGTTATTAGTCGAGCTACCAAGCCTTCGGCACGAGTTACCCCGTTAATCTTCTTAGATAACTCGGCCTCAATCATTTTCCTTAGGTCTTTTTTCTTTAAGTCGTCAACCAATAAAACGTGCTTAGGGTCTATGCCTTTAGTAAACCTTGTGTTTACGCTAACTTCCCGAATGTTTGGGTTGCCTCGCGTTTCTTTCTTTGGCTCTTTAGATTCCATCGGGACAAAGTTAAGTAGCAGAGTCTTAAAATCGGCTAAATTTGAGTAGCGTATATTTGTGGCACTATTAACACCATAAAATGAACATAACCCGACACTCAGTTAACGTACATACCGTTGACTTAGAGGGTAGAGAGGCGGAGTTTTTACTGATAAGCGACCTTCATTGGGACAATCCTCATTGCGACAGGATATTACTCAAAAAACACCTCGACGAGGCAGTAGAACGTGGGGCGGGGATTATCGTAAATGGGGACTTTTTTTGTTTGATGCAGGGGCGTGGAGACCCGCGCAGGAACAAAAACGAGATAAGACCTGAGCATAATGTGGGCAACTACCTTCAGGCGGTTGTCAATAGTGCTGTCGAATGGTTTAAGCCATACGCTCATCATATCATCCTTATAGGCTATGGAAACCATGAAACGGGTGTAATAAAAAATGTAGAGTTCGATGCCTTACAGATGTTTGTAACCCTGCTTAACCACGAATGTAAGACTAACGTTCAGGTTGGTGGATATGGCGGCGCGATACTGTTTGGATTCCGTAACGCCATAGCTGCGAAGCACTACAACCGTTTCGCTATGTACTATTACCACGGCTCAGGCGGAGGCGGGTCAGTAACGAAAGGAGTTATCCAAGACCAGCGTATTATGGCGATGGTTGAAGGCTACGACTGCACATGGCAAGGCCACGTCCACGAGTTGTATCACCATATTAACATGGTTACATACCTAAACAGGAGGGACTATATGATTAAACAACGGCCTCTACACCAAATACGCACTGCAACATACAAAGAAGAGTATGCAGGCGGAGTGGGTGGCTTCCACGTCGAGAGGGGCAGACCTCCGAAACCGCTCGGCGGTTACTGGATGAAGTTGAAATACCATAAGATGAGGGTGGATGGCTCTGATGTTCGTGTTATAGATGCTTGGTTTACAACGACAAGCACGCGATAGGACTCACAAAACAAGGGCAAATGTTGTTTATTTTTGTAACAAAATCAGGGCAATATGCGAAACATCAAATACATAGTCGTTCACTGCACCGCAACGCCTCAGGCGGCTTCCGTTGAGGCTATTGTTAAGTATTGGAAAGAGCAATTAAAATGGAAATCGCCTGGCTATCATAAAATAGTAAAACCAAATGGAGAGGTTATCACATTGGCTTCGGATGAAACGGTATGTAACGGTGTCGCTGGGCATAATTCTGTTTCACTTCATGTTAGTTATATCGGAGGTGTCGATTCGAGGCTTAATCCACTCGATAATAGAACGGGCGGTCAGAAGGAAGCCCTCCTCCAAGTGCTTTATAGCTGGAAAAAAAAGTACCCCACAGCAATAATCCAAGGGCATAGAGATTTTTCGGGGGTGAATAAAGCCTGCCCATCGTTTGATGCTAAAAAAGAATACGCCAGTGTCGGTTAAAGATGCGTGCTATCGCAAGGTTAAGGCCTCGTACAAAGTTTTCCCATCAGCAAGGGCATCTCAGGCTATTGCTAAATGCAGAAAAGAAAGCGGTTCAGTGAGAAAGGGCGAGGCAGGTGCTTCGTTGAAGCGGTGGGAGGCAGAGAAATGGGTGGACACACGCACAGGAAAGCCCTGCGGAGCAGGAGGGAAGAATGAATATTGCCGACCAACAAAAAAGGTGTCCAAAGACACCCCAAAAACAGCAGGAGAGATAGGAAAGAAGAAGCTGGCGGCCAAAAAAAGGGAGAAGGCTAAGGTTGGTATGGGTAAGAGGGTAAAACCCGCTTAAACTACTCGGTTTTCTCAATCTCCCCCTTCAACTTCTCAACATATACAGCCGCATCCATCAACTCCTCCTGCAAATGCTGAAGCCACTGCATCAGCGTCAGGTCATCGCGCTCCATCGTAGTGCCGTACTTCTCCCTGCCCTTTTCCGCTCTTGTCCTAAGTTGGGAAACAACGGCTTCGGTTATTTTGTCGGTCATTAAGACTTCGACTTAGCGTAAATAGACCATACGATAGCAATAGAGGCTAATACCGAGCCAGTTAGTTCCTGTACCTGGTCGTCAGAAGCCCACCCCTTAGTAGCTAAAACAGCACCGAAGGCAGAGAAAAGGTGTCTAACCACACCAAGCCATTGTTCAAGAGTTAAGTTTTTCATGAGTTTGTTGTTTAATGGTCAAATGTAGGGATTATGCGCTTAAAAAAAAATAGGGGGTATGCGCTCCCCCTATTCTCTAAACACCTAAACTCCCACAACCCAAGTGAGACTACGCACAAATATACAACTATTTCTCTCTCGAAAAACTTTTATACATATTTATTCTTTTATTTTCGTTTTGCTCGGCATTTAGGTATTCAGCCATCCGAGCCTTCAGATTGGATGCAAGCTCCTGTGCAATCACAGGTTCGTTTATGAGCTGCCTAATCCTCTTGTACCATAAAGAGTGCTTATGCTCAGGGATGAGAAATCCGTGAACACCATCCTCAATACAGTCAGCATACATCGGTATGTCAGATGCAATAATAGCCTTCCCCATAATAGCAGCCTCAGATATTTTGAGTTCAGACTTATATGAGTTGAACTTAGTGTTCCTTAAAGGTGCTAACGAAACATCAACGAAGTTGTAACCACCAATGTAAGAATATATGTCGGCAGCAGCTATTCTCTTGTAATTTATGTTATAGAGGTTAGAGCTAAAAATATTCTCGTATGCTCTATAAACGGGGTTGTCATTCCATCCTGCAAGGTACAAGTTGTATCTTCCATCAAGGCTTTGGTCATGGGCAAGCTTACCCATAGATATTCTTAATATCTCAACATCTTCCTCATGCTGAGCAGCCCCAAAATATCCTATCGAAAAAAGGGGTTTATCAACGGGTTTACGCTGAAACTGCTCGAAGAGATGAGGGTAGGGTATATTAGGCAGTATTTCAACGTTTTTATTCAATTTAAGACACTCTTTTGCTAAATAGGTAGTTGTGGCAATAACAGCATCGGAATGTCTTATATGCGCTGCTACGAGCTCAGAGAGATTGTTGTCTAAATAGTGCTTATAAAACGAGTGGCCAGTGCCTAAGTGCCAGTAGTCGTCAATATCGAGTATAACACCAGCACCAAAGGACTTCATTAGAGCAAGTCTAACCTTTAACTCATCGGGATTCGAGGCAAAACTCCTCGAAACAACAAAAAGGTCTATAATAGAAAGCTCCTGCGGAGTTAAAAAGTCTACATTATCGGTAGAAACAACCGAAATATCAGGACAAACCTCAATCATACGAGTATGAGGCATCTCTAACCTATAAAATGCCGAACCCGTATTAGAAGAAGTGTATAATAAACATACAACCATAAGCCAAAAATAGCCGTTTTGTAAATGAACACGCAATCAAAAGACAACAACCACCAAAAAAAATCACTGCTATTAAACTATCCATATATAAAACCCCCTGATATTCAGTGAGTTATGTATATGTATTGTTTTATACGCGGTACTACTGTAAAAAAATGGCTGAGCTGTTCATATAATATATATATTATATATATACTGTTTATACAGTATATATCCTATACAATATATATTTCAGATTATCAACATATGTTTCAGATATACAACATATGTTTCAGAATTATCAACATATATTGCTAATTCTGAAATATAGAAAAAAGAATATAAATATTCTTTTTTCTTTTTGGTTCTTTTTCTTTTTTCTTTTGCAAATGAGAATTTCGAACATATCCACAAATCCGATTGCTTTTGTGTGAACAACTTTGAAGTGGCA